CGCAACTAATGTCTTTGCTTCCAGTACCGGAAGAAGTTGACAACTTCAACAGTGTAGCGAAGTGAGTAAGATCGGAGTCGATGTTAGTATTCGACACCGTGATCTCTAACCGCTTATCCCACCCGCTCAACCACGCCATACGCTATATCTCCTGTCTGCCACAACCATTAGATGCTTCCGATTGTCTCTTTCAATCTTTCGGCAATCTCTCCAATGCGTTCTTGATTTCCCAGCCTCCATACACCGGGCTCGATGGTTTCATTCAGTGCGGCTGCATAGTCGCGGAACTTGAATCCGCTACCTAGAACCTTGTCAGATGGCTCCCACTGGCTTTCAACCCCAATAGCGTCACTTAGTATGACTCCATGCAAAGAAGTCGATAGGATGCGCTCGCACTTGGACGCCTCTCTCAATACGTGTTCAATGCCGCCACGCACGTCAATCTTGTGATAACCTGGATACTCTCTATCCTGATGCACGTAGTGTGGGATGACGCCCATCTCGTATTGCTTCTTCTCATTCGGATTGAACAGAGCGAGCAATAGACCGAGATCGCCAAATAGAATCGGCGAGCCTGTTACCATGATTCTCTCTGCGGTCAACGGACCTCGCAAGCCGAGTATCTGCGCACCTGCTAAATCCCGGCGTTCGTGGTTTTCGTTCATCATACCGGCTGTGAAGATGATGCCCTTGAAGTCTTTGGGAATCAGTTCAACAATCGATCCACACCCAAACATCTCGGCTTCCTGGGGCCGCGCCCACTCTATTTGCACATTAGTCAACTTGTGCAGAAAGTAAGGTGTCAGCCAGTCGCCAAAGTTCCGTGTTGAGTTAGCCCACTCCGTACCCCTAAACCAATGGGTCTTCATCCGCGCCCCCTTGCATCTCTTTCAATTCGTCGAGGATATTCCCCCGCGCCCAGTCGCCTATCTCTTCATCAGTCATCCCTTTGACTTCATCAGCCAACACAGAGCCCCTAACCTTCTCCGCAAGCTCTGTATCTGATTTGTGGTATGTTGACATCAACTCCCACACATGAGACAAATCCGCGCCCTTGATCACCAGCGTGATAGGCTCGCCTTGAACCGGCCCCACTCCCTGAGAAGTGAAGATGTCCATATTCACCTGCGCCGTTCTCTTACGTATTGACTTCGCAGCTAGAGTAGAATTTAGGACAATGTTGCATTCGGCATATACCCTACTCATGATCCCTCCGGGAAGACTTCTTTCTGCCTTGCTGTAAACCACAGTTGGATACCTTTAACCGCTTCTGCTGGTGTAGCACCAGCGGCAAGTTGGCTTTCTAACGCCCGCGCAGTATCACCCTGTCCAGTAAGCCTTTCAGTCACCATCAACTGCTTGACCGTTTGCAGATTGACTTGCTTGTAATGATCAAGGACTAGCGTGCAATCGACGAAGATCTCAAATCCCGCTGCGCGTATTGCATCACAGAGAATGTAGTCCTCAGTAGCCAGCACCTCCGTTCTGTCTTCGCTCATATTGAGTCTGAACGTGCCAACTGGGATTGTCTCCATCACATGTCGCTTGATGAGAATTCCAGAATTGCCAACACGATCACACGGACGCAAGCCCTTGAATCCAGTAGTCGGCTGCACGTATCTAGCCGGGGGCTCAGTTGCCGTGATGTCTGTTGGGTTGTCGAACTGCTTCGCCAATTCGCCAGCAACATGCTCCCCTCCCTCTCTTACACCAACACACGGCATCGGCCCAAACTTCCGATCCCATCTCAATCCAAGTGGTATAACGACATCAACGTCATGGGCTAACAATCTGTCTATAGCATCAGACGGCAAATGTTCATCGTCATTGATTGTGAAAAAGTAATCACAATCGCTTTCGAGAAACAGTTTGTGTAGTACGTTGAAAGCTATCTCCAACGGACGAATTCCTGTCGCCTCCATGACGGTGATGTCGTACTTACCCTGCAAGTGCCCATTGTGATACCAATCACGTACACGAAAGGCCAGGCCCGTTCCAATGGTTCCGAGATTCGGGATACCGATAAAGATCTTAGGTTTCATCACGCCTCCTATCTCCGCCTACGCCTGCGCCGCAATCGAAACAGTGACGTTGCCAATAGCAAATACTAGCTGGTCTCCGTCTTCGATCTTCTTGGACGTTGTAAGTGATCCTGAAGCCGTGAACTTTCCGTCGCCTTCCGTTGTTGTTGTAGCGATTGCCATATGCGAAACCGTGCCCCAATTCCCGCCACTAGCTGCCGGGAATTCCAGCGCAGCCGTGTTTGAAATCGAGCCTGCCACTGCATCGCTACCACAGGTAAGCGTCACCCGCGTATACGACCACGTAACTGCCATCTCCGAGGTACACTTTGCGGTATCGCCCGGATCTGAATCGCAACACGCGCCCCAAATAGCATCCGTCTTGAACTCTGCTGTGAGAATCTGATTCCTCAAAGCCGTAGTAAACCCACTAGCCATTTCAATCACCCCTCTACTTGATTTGTCTCGTTATCAGCGTGAACCCTGTCACACTGGCCGATCCTGCCTTCATCGTGATCGCCATCGTTGGAGGTGTTCTGTAGTCCCCAGCGTTTTCGACCGCCATCGTTTGATAGGCCGCAACTACGTTATAGGTATCTGTGTCTTCCGCTGCATAGGAGAACGGATCTTGCGCAATCAATGGCAATGAGAAGAAGCCCTTCGATCCGCCGATGATGCGCTTCAGATCCGTCTTGCCCTTTAACCTCACGGTGTAGGTGTAGAGTGGTTCCTTAGTGAACACAAGCGCCACGTCTTCAGGATGCCCGTCTTGGTCAAGGAGTATCTGCGAGAACGTCTTGGTAATGCTCTGCAATGTCTCAGGCGTTGTCGAGTCAATCACTACAAGATCTAGAGTAATCAGCCGTGCATCGAGATCCGAGGCGAATAGATGCACACCGTTTCTGCCTGGAATCTTTACAGATTGATCACGAGTCTGTGGCAATACCGGCTCTTTGAACTCAGGCATCAGCTCAACGCCTAACGCAGTATTCGCCGTGCCGCCTAATGTAAATCGCAGAATGTCACTCACTGCGCACCCCCTCAGACCGTAGCCGTGATTGGAATAGGTTGTAGTTCTCGCGTGCAATTAATTCGGCGTCTTGGTCAGACCTCACGTTAAATACTGCCCCTTCGTTCATTCCGCGCATGTCAATCGTCACATTCCCGGCAGCGGCAAGAGCTGGTTGCTGTGGTGAAAGCGCGTCAACAATGCCTGCGCCAATCTTCCCGAGTACGTTTCTCGTCAGTGGCAGATATGCCTCTTCCACGCCGCGCTCTGCTATCATGTGAGGTGGGAGCATCGTCGGTTCAGTGAACACTGCGCCCTCTCCAAAGCCCGCGAAATAAGCACCTGCATCCAAGATAAGGGCTTCACCCGCCGCAGTGGCCGCAGCAGCACCATGCCCGGCGGCTAGAGGCCCAGCCCATGTGGCATTCAATGGGATCAATGCCGCCGCTCCGTAAGCCAAAGCCTTCGCACCCTCTACGGCGGCAAGAATCCATAGCTCCTGAGCGGCTGCTTTTACTGCAAGACTAATCATCTCCCACAAGACTTCGCCAATGGTCTTCTGAGCATCCTCATACGCCTGAATCTCGTCCGCCTTGGCTTCCTCCACATCATCGCCTAGATCTGTGATAGCTCGCGTATATCCGCTCTCAATGTCCTCTCGCCGCCGCGCATGAGTAGTTGCAGCATCTACCAGGCGCTCTTGATACCGCGCTTCGACACGCGCCCGGCCGTCATAATCGTCTGCCTCCAACGCCGCGACATCGCGCCGATGATCTGTGTTGATGTCTTCCACTTTACGGTCGTAGGTAAGTTGGGTAGATGCCATGTCGTCTTGATAATCGCCGGAGAGGTCTTGCGATTTCTCTTCATAGGTTTCCTGAATGTCAAGCATTGTTTCAGCATGATCTTCGGCGGCCTGTTCCTTATCGCGGTAGTAGTCGAAGACACCTTGGAGCATGGAGCCCAATGTGTCTCCAACGAGATCGGATAGCGCACTCCAAGTGCTAGAGAGCGAATCAGTAACAACTTCGGCGGCTTCCTTCGCTCGTTTGTTCATGTCATTCAGGGTTTCAACCGCAGCATCAGCCATTGTTTCTACTGTAGCAACAACCTCTGGAGTTCCGTCCGCAATACCATTGCCGAATCCTTGTGTGAAGTCGTTTCCAAGTCGATATGCCTTCTTCGATGGAGATTGCGCATCAATGCCAAAGCTCAAGCCGTCAATAGCAGCTTCTCCAAATTCTGAGCCAGCAGTGAATGCACCCTCTTTCCCGTCATCAACTCCGCTTGAGAATCCTCCAGTGAATGATTCAGCAAGCTCATTTCCGGCAATCTCCATCTCCTCAGCAGTCATCCTCGCGCCTTCTATTGCCGATTCTCCAAGTTCTTGCCCTGCATTTTGCGCAGTACCCTTTTGGGCGTCTAGCCCGTCAGCGTATGCCTTAGCTGAGTCTTCTCCAATGCCAAGCCACGTCTTAAGGAGATCCGGCATCCACGATGTAAGCGAATTGATAAGACCATCCCACGCGCCTTTGAACCAATCTACTACAGTATCCCAAGCAGATGAGACTCCATCTCTGATAGCATGAGCCATCCTAACACCGATGTCCCATAACCCAGTAACATCTAAGATGCGCTCGATGCCTTCCCAAATGCCAGCAATGAAGTCCTTGAAGTCTGTCCATGCCTGGGACCAATCGCCGCGCAGCAATGATGAGAATATGTCAAAGATGTCCGCTATCCCACCAATCGCAGTCGTTACAATGATAAGCAAGACATCGAAGATGCCTTTTACAACATCGCCAAACGTCACAGCAGACTCTCCGGTCATTCCAAACGCTTCTCGTATTCTAGCAGACGCATCCTGCATCGCGGCCCACAGGTCAACTGCCGCCGCCTTCAAGCTATCCCACGCAGCAACAATCCCAGCGCCATGCTCTTCAACAGATGCCTTGATGCCTTCCCATGCTTCAACAGCTTTGTCCTTGATCCATATAAACGCAGATACGATTTTATCCTTGGTCTCATCTGAAATTGGTAGCGCATTCCATAGAGTGGTCATGGCTTCTGCTATGAACTTGCCAGCCGCCGCCACAATGCCCTTAATGTTTTCCCATGCCGCCGCCCAGTCTTTCTGGTATACGTTCTTCAGGAAGCTACCAATTCCACTGAGAATGTCCCATAGGCTTTGGATGGCGCTATTCAACAGCGGGTGCTCGTCTGCCCACTCGCGTATCTTGTCTTTGACGTGTCCTATTACCCCAGTAAGCCCGCCCATCTCGTCAATCCAGTTAGTGATCCCGTTTACCAATGGGATGACGCGATCTTGCAGGAAGCTCTGAAGTATAGGCATCATATCTGTGCCAATTGTCACCAAGAGCAATTCGAGCGACCCTTTGAGGATTGTCCACTGGCCCCTCAGAGTGTCTAACATTTCCGCTTGCTGGTCGAACGCCTTCGTTGTTCCTGTGATTTCCTCTGTATACCTAGCGAGTTCCTCAGATCCAACACCAAGCAAGTTGCTAAACTGTTTGACTGCTCCTGTGCCAAAGATGGTCGCCATTGCATTAAGCTGTTCTTCCTGTGTCAAACCAGCGAAGGCTACCTCAATCTGTGCCATCGCGCCTTCTAGTCCGACGAAGTTGCCCTCTGTATTGAACATAGAGATGCCGAGGTTGTCCATCATCTCTGCCGCTTCAGTAGTTGGCCTTGCTAGTCCTTGCAATGATGTCTGTAGCGCTCTCGTCGCAATTCCACCTGTTAGACCAGCATCTCCGAGCTTGCCAACCGCTGCGACTGTCTCTTCAACAGACATGCCCATAGCATGAGCAATCGGGGCGAAGAACTTCATGGATTGAGCAAGGCTCTCTACGGTTGTATTGGAACTAGACGCGGTGGCTGCCAGCAGATTCACAACCCTGTCTGCATCTGCCGCTTCTAGTCCCATCTGACGAATCGTAGTCGCTGTGATTCTTGCTGCTTCTCCAAGCTCCATCGTCTGCGATTCAGCAAGGGCGACAACACCGCCCATCGCAGATATGATCTCATCTGCCTCGAACCCAGCACGTCCAAGAGCTTCCATTCCAGCAGCAATGTCTGTCATCGTCTGGGCCGTCTCAAGCCCGAGCCGTTTTGCCTCATCGGTTAGAGCATCAAACTCTTCAGCAGTAGCCCCGGTGATGGCTTTCACCTTCGCCATAGCAAACTCGAAGTCCGCAGCGGCCTTTATAGACTTGACAAAGATCGCACCTGCGGCAACAGCGATGATGGCAAAAGCGACTTTGGCAACCCGCCCAATCTTCCTGAACACATTGCCAATCTTGGTCCCAAAGGAAGCACCGGCAGCGTTAACTGCCTTCAGATCAGCGATCGCCTTCGCTTTGTTTATCGAGATTGTGCCAAAGAGCCGGAAAATCTCAATAATGAACCTCCTTTGTATGACAGATAGCCATAAACTCCTCGACAGTCTTATCGTGCTTCTTGCTATTACAACTATGGCATGACAGCGTTATGTTCTCTATGCCGTTTGCGCCGCCGCGAGATAGAGGAATCATGTGATCTTCTGTAGCTGTTTCTACATCTAGACGGCATCCACAATAGACACATAGCCAACCAGCGTCATCGCACACAGAAAGGAACTCTGCATAAGAGTGACTGCCATCTGCATTGGCTTTCATAGCCCTGCGCTTGTTCGTGTTCTCTTTCCAGAACGCTCGTATGCGCTCTGGATGTTCTTTCTTCCACCTGTCGTGGTATTCTTTACGCTTCTCTGGATTGGCATCAAACCATCTCTTGCTGTTCTCAGCGCATCGTTCTTTGTTATTCTCATACCATCGCTTAGTCGCTGCGCTGGCCTTCTCGCGATTGTTCTCACGCCACCGCTTCCCAGCAGCTAATACAACAGCGCGCGCTTCTGGATTGTTCTTAACCCGATCAGTGGCTCTGTCAATCTGCTCTTGTCTGTATTCTGGATGGGTATGATAGTAATGTTTACCTCTACACGAGATAGAGCAATAGCGCGCTCTTGCGGTCTTTGCTTCAAACATATCTCCGCAGAACTCACACGCTTCCGCCACCATTTACATCACCTACCCCAGTGGATTGAACTCTTGATTGCCAGCCTTTATGAAGAACTCAAGCTCTTCGTCTGAGATCTCAGGCAGCCCCGGATCTTCTCTCTCAACTGGCACACCTGATAGCTGCGCGAACCAGTTGTCAAATGGAATCACTTCCCTCCGTGTCTTGTCCACAACAGTTGGCACATTCGCCCGATAGCTCCACAATGCCTCACGTCTGAATTCCTCAAGCAGCGCCTCTGATATAATACGCGCTTTCTGCAATAGCTCTGTGTAGCTTAGTCCGTCTCCTCCGCTTGCGAGGTGTCGTCCGATGACGTACTCGTTGGTCCATCCGTATCGGTGTTGGAGTCGGTCGATTGTTCGCCCCAACGCTCCCGCAGGGTCTGTGCCAGTGGATGATTCGTCAGCGCCTTGCTCTGGGAGAAAAAATTCCGCACGTCCGGGTGATCTGCCAGCATTTCCAGCAAACGCACCTCAGAGCCAAGCGGGAATACAGAAGGATCGCGGATGGTGCCTTCGTTGGGATCTTTCGCACCAGCTTTCGCAAGCTTCTTTTCTGCGTCTTCAAATGGTATCCCCGGCTTCAATCCAATGGCACTCGCCATAAAGCGCACAATTTCGTCCATAGCATTCGGCATGAAATCAATTAGAAAGCCCACCAACGCTTGTGGCGTAAGTTGGTTCAACGATGTCATCCGCAAATTGTCAACAGAGCGTGACACTTTACGCACAATCAATGCCAGCCTTTCGATATCCATCAACCCTAGGCGACGGAGAGGATAATCTTTCCCCTCCACGCCTGTCAGGATAGGGGGCTCTCCCAAGAGAACCCCGGTTCCTTTATCACTCATTGCGCCCCCTACTTAATTCCAATCCACGCCTCAACAGGCGCATAGGCCATCGTCAATCCGTCAGCCGGATCGAACGAGCCTTCAATCAACATAGACAGCACCGTCTCGCCAGGATACTCACCTGGAATCGTTACCGGATCAGGAGCGGGCAAGCAGTTCTTCACGATGTAGACAATGTATGGATTCGTGTAGCTTTGATTGCTCAACTCGCACACCAGCGCCACGTTATCCCAGTAGTCGGTTGATTCGATGCACCCTGGCGTAATCACCGTGTACGCATCATCGCTGTCGGTCGAGTCATAGGTGTAGCTCGCCGACACTGTATCAGTGTTCGCAATTGAGCCAGCAGAAATCTCCAAGACCACTTGGAAGTCAAGCGTAACGGTAGTCTCAGCCTCAGTGATAGTCGTAGGCGTTCCTGCCGTCGCTCGTGTGCAGTAGATTGTGCCAGCAGAGCTGGACGCATCTACATCAGCCGTTCCATAGGTAGCCGAATCAATACACGCAGCAAGGCTCGTTGCCGTTGCCGTATCCGATCCCGAACAGTCGTACTGGTTCGTTGATAGGCTTTCAGTTGTGCCTGCTGTGTAAGTTGTGCCGCCGACTACAACCTCATCACCAGTTGTAGAACTTGCCAGCGCGATTGTATCGACCATCGCATAATCCGTGTCGAGCGTGGCCTTGTCTGGAATAACCCCGCCTCCGGTTGTTGCATACCACACGCTGAGCGTCGATTCATCAACAGCCCCGCCAACCGTTCCACCACCTAAGCCAACTCCGTCAGTGATCTCTGCGCCTGTGTTAAGCAACTCACCCTGTACACCAGTTGGCGTCTGATCGTCAGAATCGCCGCCAGGTACAGACCATAGCATGTGATTCGGCGTGTGCTCGAACAGATTGATCTTCATCGTCGGTTTGCACGAATTGACCACTCGATGATTCTTGATCAACCCGAGAGAACCATCTGGCTGAATGTCAAACGCTTCCATTCCCCAGCTAAATTCCGTCCCACCCTTTGTCGCTCCTAGCAATGTGCCAGGAGTTGTCAAGTCGGTAAAGTTCCGATACAGCTTCCCCGGTCCTCGCAGATATCTCTGATAGGACGCCGCTGTCAAGCCTGTCTGTAAATTACAACTGGCCATCTAAATCACCCCACAATAATGTTTGTTGTATCTCTCGCCGCTCCTATGGAGACGTCCCACTGAGTCGCGTAGTGCCACACCTTGGCATTATCCGTTGGGATATAGCCGCCTGAGAACCAGTTAATCGTTCCTACCGCTTCGTCATCCGCTGTCGTGTATCTGTGTTCCTGTAGCAATATCTTCACGCGGTCGATGGCTGAGTCAGCCGTTGCCGGGCTATCTCCGTAGTAGTACAAGTCGAGATAGTATGTATGTATTCCACGGAACAGATTGCCGTTAAGCGACAGCCTGTGCCAGAAGTAAGGCATCGTCGGATCTTCCGTGGCCATCACACGCCAACATAACACAGGATCACCTAGAAGACTCTTAATCGTGGCGTCAGAGGTTATCCGTAGGTTTAGATACGTGATGATCGCTTGCCCTGTTTCGACTGCCACTAGAACCACCTCTGCGCTAACTTAGCCAACATCGCGGGCTTCGCTTGATCCAATGATCTTTTCAAGTGCGGACGTCCACCCTTAGACTCAGGCTTCTTCTCAAGCGGTAGCGCATACTCGCTATCAGAACCAACCTGAATCTCTGAAGGGCTTATCTCCTTCACTCGATAGCTGCCTCTCAAATGGCCGAATCTATCGTGCGCTGGGAACTGCCCTGGAGCAGATGCCGTGTAATAACGATTCGTCTTCGGCACCCTGTATCTGTGCCCTGTTCTTGGCCCGCCAGCACCAGTCAGATTCTTAACTACCTGATTTCGCCCGACATCCGCAGTAGCATGTAACGCCTTTGTAGACGCCGCGTTCAGCACGATAGTCACTGCCGGTAGGTTGGAAACGAACAGCTTGCTCATACCGTCTCTCCTGTGTCCTCAACCAGTAGCGTCGTCGCTATCCCTTGCCCGTCTGCATTGACCGGGCTTGACCTCGGCTTGTAGATCTTCCCTTCGTTCGGATGCCCGTCTGTTGCCCAGACAAACCTCGAAGTCCCTAGTCCAATCGTCGGCCTATCGTAGAATCGGAACTCGTAACGTATCACTGCATCCAGCTCACAGCCATATCGCGATACAGCCTGAGCGGGGCTAATCGACACCGCTTCACACCATCGTGTCTCGGTTGCCGAAGTAGCCCACGCCACACCACCAGCCGCTTGCGGCGTGTCCTTGCCCGTGTCGATTCGTATCCTTTGGTCTGCGTTCATAGCCCTGGGCAGAACCGCAGATGCCTAATCAAATCCCAGTTCTCATTCATCCCCGACTCCTCAGACTTCATCGAGACGTACATCTTTTGCCCAACGCCAGCAGGCGCGTCCATCATCAGCGCAGAGCGATTCCTGAAGTGCCGCCTGATGTATTGGTTGATCCACTGATTCACGTCTTCGGGTATCGTCATTGATACAAGCACCTGTCTCGCAAGCAGCTTGTCTTCATCCGAGCTGGTCACTGTGATGTCATCAACATAGCCATAGCGCCGTGTGAACGTCACAGTGCCGCTAGAGTTGGTTGCGAGCACACCGGCAACCCCAGTCGCACCCCAAGTGCCTCCAAGCGTCGTTGAGTTGACATAGGCCACGAAGTTATCAGCAGTTAGTATGTCGGTAGCACCCAAAGCGAAATACAACTCATCCTCATCAGCCGTTGCCTTGCATGTGTACTGCTTCCCATTGACCACGATATAGTCATCAGCGACAACACCATCGAACACGACAGTCGGGTTAAGCTCCTCGAACGGGTTGTTTAGATATTCGTCCGCTCTTCGCTTTGCGCCGTTGAAGATCTCCTGCAACAGCGTGTCGTGATCTGATCCGTCAACGCCACAATAAGACCGCACCGAAGCCGATGAGGTTGCCCATGTGATGCCGTCGTATACGGGGCCGTCAGCCATCGCTACTCCTTACCTCTTCGGAATGCCAATTGGCCCTCTGCCTTTCCCAGTCCCGCGTCCCTTACCCTTACCGCCTGAGTTGATCTTTCCACCTGGACATTTAGCCATCTCTACTCCTCAATCTCTACGTAGTCTTTACCCTGCTGCACGTAATTCTTCCCGTTGGAGCCTTGGAAGATCTTCTTATGCCCTGAGTATCGAACTGGCGTCATACGATTCTCCGGCTCTTCGATGATTCGATTCGCCACACCATCCTCGATTAGTCGTTCGCCAACTTCCCTCTTCACGATCGCTATATCGCCAGCATCGTAGTCCTTGCCTTTGATGGGCATTCCCTCGGTCAGTACCACTTTCATATCACACCTCCAAGCAGAACAGGGCCACCCCTCGTAAGAGGGGCAGCACCCCCAAGGAGGCGTCGATGGGTTCCCTGTTCATATTGCTCCTAGAATAAGTAGCCAAAGACATCAACCTGCAACGTCGAGTCTGCCGTTGTGCATCCGACTGTATTGTGCCAATTGAGAACCTGCGTAGTCGTCCCCATAACACCGGGAGTAACTAGCGTTAGCAGATCCCACGTTGATGTGCCAGTTAGCACCATTGAGATATCTGCACTGGTAACAAGATCCGTCGCTGTGTCAAACCCGATATTGCTTGTCGCGTCAGTCCCTTGATCTAGGTTCTTGTTAGCAGACCTGATAACGATCCTCGTGATGATGCACGAGCTACCAGTTGGCACGGTATAGAGCGCCGTAGTCGCAACATCGTTCACGTCTACCTCTACACTACCAAGCAGAGCGTCATAGCTCGTAGGCACCGTAGAAGACAGCGAGCCTGTCACAGCAACATCCCCAACAAGAGAAAACCCGCCAGCAGCTGTCCACGTTACAAGATCCGTCGATCCTCCGACATGTGTAATCGTTAAGTTGCCAGTCGTGTCAGCTACCGCTAGCTTGGTATAGATCGCATTGCTGAATCCGAAACGAATGTCTGGTGCTTCAGAGCTTACGAATCCAGCACTTAGCAGCCTAACAGACGTACTGCCGTCCAGTGCCGCAGTCGTTCCATTGGAATCGAAGTTGCCGACAAAGCTAAGTGAGTCAGCCGTCCACGTAACCGCCGGAGCTGAGCCTGTATGCGTAATCGCTGTAATGCCCGTTGTGATAGTGGTAGCAATCTGCATGTACTCAGTAGCGTTCAGCCCGAAACGGTTAGCTGGAGATTCGAGGCTAGTGAACCCTGCGCTCACATTCCGCACGGATGTACTGCCATCGAAGAGCATCGTCGCCCCATCGAAGGCTGCATTGCCAGTTAGCCCAAGATCGCCGACGATATCTATGCCGGCAAACGTCACCGTGCCAACTACCGTTACATCCCCCCCGATATAGAGATCATCGAAGTAGTTTGTCTTCGCCAGCCCGCCCATTCCCAATCCAACCACAAGGAGGAAGAGGATCGATAGTACTGCTAGTTGCTTCTTCATTCTCACCACCTCCTAAAGTGGGCGCTCGTAATACACAGTCACTAGCGCTTTGCCAGTGGTAGGCACTGTGCTCGTATGGGTGAAGATTGCCGAGACAACAACATCCGCAGTCGGCGTATAGTCGAGCACGTTCGTCTCGTTGATCTCTTCATTGGCAACAGTCGGACGCCCATCCTCGATAAAGTAGTCAGTGTCTGTTGGGATGCCAACGACTAGCGCATTATTCGCCCCGCCATCGAAGGCAGTCACTTTCCACAGCCTACATCTAAGAAACCGTGCGCCTGCTGGGATAGTTCCGATTGCAACCGTCCCCGTGCCGCCTACTACATCCGTGTATTCAATCAACTCAGAGAGCTTGCCGTCACCCGGTGCCCATGGACATGGATCTCCAGGGCTTGCGATGTTATGAGGTCTCAATATGTCTACCATGATTCCTCCCTATGCCGAAGTATCGGTGTAGGCGACAGCCTGACCAACAGGGCCATAGCCAGCCATTGAACGCTCAAGAACTGCGCACGTATAGACATCCGTTTCAATGCTTGCGAACACGCCTCCGATGTGTGTGAAGTCGTTATCTCGGTCGAGATCTTGGACGTACACCTCAAAGTCTGCCATCTGAATAAGGTCGGTAACAACGAGCGTCGCCGCGTCTGACTCAGTGATGTCAAAGGCTCCCGTTCCGTTGTCAGCACAAAGCACTTGACGATCGCCGCCACCGGGCTCGGTGCAAGTAAGCGTCACCGTTGCAGTATCAGCAGTAGCCAGCATCCCAGGCACACCATACGTTGCATCGTTGATACAAGCAGCCAACGAAGTGGCGGCTGGGTTATCGGTCGTGTTAAGGAACTCACGATCTGGCAAGCTCTGTGCCGCCGCTGCCGTATACGTCAAGGCAGTCCCCGCTGTCAGAGTACCTTCACCGTTGAAGTAATACGGCGTCAAGATCAGCGTGTCTGCCACTTGAATCGTATCGCAGACCACCTGCGCCATCGTTACCTTGATGCCCTGCGCCATCGTGATTGTCGAGCCAAGCGCCGACGCTCCAGATCCAGCTGCGTCAGTGGCCTCATTGACTACGAACGTTAGCGATTCACCGTCATGTTGACCTCGTGCAATCGCAGTAAACTTACCCTTGGCGAACGTATCCATGCGGAAGTGTTCGCCGCTGATGCCAGTGCCACCCACTTGCGGCTTGACAGCGCAATCTACCTTTACAGCTTCTCTAATCATGTGCATATTAGTTCTCCTCTCCCGCTAGGGATTGACTTCTCTCTATGCTACGTCCGTAAGCTGAATGAACGGGCTCACAGTATTCGTGCCATCCCGCAGCGTAAGAACGCTCGTGATCCACGGCTTTGCATCGTCGTAATAGCTGATCTTCAACGTCTCTTCACCCTTCTTGAAGCCAAGGATGCCCATGTCGCTCTTGAGCGTTGCTCCCATTCCAGGCTTACGCATGTAATAGTCAAGGTTGATCAGCCGCATGTCGCCTTCAGTGCCCATTGGCGGGCTGATCTCGTTGAAGAACACGGGGATGCCGCCCAACGTCGGTGCAGGGATTCCCTCGCGTGCATTAGATGCCCACATCAACTGACCAGCGCCGTTAGTCATAAACATCAGCTCAGGGAGCATCGTCACTTTCTGGCATACCCACACAAACTTACCACCGCCATTAGCCATAGCTCTGGCTAGCATGTAGACCATATCGGCATACTGGAATCTGTCGGCTGTCTGCCGGGCAATGTCAATCATCGCAGGACTAGACGCAAAACCCTTGAACTCCCCAGCGCCAGTACCCGTCTGAATCTTATCGTCACGCTGTGAAAGGATCGCGCCATTGATAAGCGGCTGCATCATCGAACCCATCTGTGGCGTGTTCGCCTGTGACTCTTCTGAAACCGTCCAGAATACACCTGTCTTCTCAGGCTTGAAGCCCACCTTTATGAGAGTTGGATATTCGGTCTCGGAAAGGTTATCAAGCTCTTTAGACGAATAGACAGCAACACCACCATAGATGCCCTTTGTTCCAGACTGATCGAATGCGTTGAACGTGAATTCTGCATTCGGGGGATCTGTCTCAGGTAGGTTGCGAATCATCGAAGACAACCATTGCTGATCTGGCGGAATCTGTAGAAGCTCGTTCGAGTACTGAGGACGCATCCAGAAGCCGCCACCAATGCCCGTGAGCGTGCTAAGTCCACGCCGCTCAACTTCGCCTGCGTGCATCTTGCGTAGACGCTCAGGCACTCCCATACCACCGGCTCCACACGAACGAACTTCAGCGATCATATCGTCGAAACCACCAGGCTCGTTGCCATAGCCGTAGTCTTCCTCGCGTGTTTCAGCAGCCACAGCACCGGGCGCTCGCTGTTCCTGAATCGCAGCTGTCAAACGCTCTTCGGACTTGGTCAGCTTCTCTTCCATCTCTTCGTAGTGTGCCGTCGCATCGCCTGTGATCTCTTGGACGCGCCGCTCTACTTCTTCTTTCACCGTATCGGGAACTCCCTCAAGCACATCAGCAACACCCTTGAGCTGTACTTCCACTCGCTCGAACATCTTCTCCTGATCCGTTCGCTCTTCGTTCTCTGCCATTCTACTCACCCCTCAACCTAGATATTCTTCCTATCTGCGTCTGGATGCCCTGCAAGTGGTTTCCCGGCTTGCCTTGCGGCTCCGTTCGAGTGCCTTCCAGCGGCTCAAGGAGTGCGTCTATTCGATCCATCTGCGTTCTCATGCCATCAGGAATAACTATCTCCTGTGGCTCTTCAGTTCTTACGCTAGTCATATCAATCGTTGCTTCGCTCGCTGATGCAAAGTTCGCTGTCACGGGTGATACCTCGTAGGACTTCACCTCGCGGAAGTGAGGAACTTCTACACCGTCGCTCTTCTCTATCTTGATCTTGTCTGGGATCTTGCCGAATGAGTGGGACATCTCAGTGATGTATCCCTTCTTCATCCCGCTATTTATCTCAGCTCCACGCTGCACATCAAGGTCAAGCTGTCCCTTAACGTGCAACCCCCTCTCATCCTCTGTCACGATAGCGCGGCCAATCGGCTCATCAGGCTTGTGCATCCAGACAATCGGAAGCCATCCCTTGCGCTCCTTGATCGTCTTCGTGAACGCGCCACGATCAAATACCGTGCCATGAGAATCGACCACTCCAAACACAGAAGCATATCCCTCGAAGCTCCCCGGCTCGCCGTCTTCTACCGCTCTCACCTCAAACGATCTTTCTGGATTCATGGCTCACCCCCTAAGACTCCCACACCCACACGATGCACGAAGCGTAGTTGTTATCCGCCTTGCTCGTGACCGTGATAAGGTATGATGTTGATTGCTTCATCAGGAAGTGATTCCCCGGCTCGCCGCGTAGTTCCACCTTATTCAGAATATCCGTTCCGCCTGTGTAAGTACCTCCATACTCAGCGGCCACGGCGTACTCATCTGGATAATCGCTCTGGCGACTACGCCCGAACAACACTAGCTCGGTGCCCGCTGCACCTATTGTCACGCCAGCCGTCACTGTCACATTGCACACAGAAGCAGATGACACATCCTCTGCCAACCAATACGAGCCCGTCGCCGGTGTCGTCACAACGATCTTCATCACGTCGGCAATGTCGAAATCGGCGTCGAACAGGGATCCTCTGTGGCCGCTGTCTTTAATCGAATAATGCTGATGGTCCATATCCTCACCTGTCCTTATACATTTCGACACACCGACAGTTCACATCGTCGGTTCCGTCACCTGGGAACATCGCACCGTTTGAATACGCATCATCGAACGCGATCCACCCTTGCCCTGTATTCGATACGTGAGCAGGCCGCACCCTGTCATCCCCCGCGTCAAGCCATCCCTTCTTCTTAGCTACCCCGCTCTGCCTTGCCGACTCGTGCATCCCATACCCCGCCGAGTTGTGTACCTCAGTTCTGGCAATCGTCATCGACCTGGACGTGGAGATAGAGCCGCCTACGCCTTCCCATGTATCGAAGGACGCCTTCACGTTCCTGGCTATCGTCGTCAGGCTTTGCCCTTCATTCGTGCCGTCTAAGACAACCTTGCGGATGCGCATCTTCGTCGTCTTCTGAATCTCCTTGACCTCGTTCGCCACTCGCGTTGTCACGTACTTCTTTACCTCTGCTGCCCACGGATCGAACTCTCGATGTTCAATCTGCAATGAGCGTTCTATGTGATCGTCGTCACTCTGAACGCCCAAAGATCTCCTTCTACTCATGGCAGACGAGTCTATGTCGTTAATACTGTGATCGCTATTAACATCTGCCATCCGTGGCGTTAACTGCTCAGATACCTCTGCCCCAAAGTCCTCGATGACGGCTCTGTATACGGCGGTAAGAGTCTTCACCCAATTGCTCCGCTGTGATTCAACAGCCCTGTCCGTATCTACATGTCCATTTTTGACAGCTTTGACCGCAGCCGAACTTTCCGCCGCAAACAGAACCTTCACCTTTTCAGCTACCCCGTTCTCCCAGCCTTGCCGCTTCCTGTCCGTTGCTCGATAGTGGAGATCCTTCACACCGTCGATGGAGCGAATGGAGCGCTCTTTATCGACTGGCTCAACAGGCTCCTCGCGTGTTGCGTCAACAGCAAGCAGATTCACGGGCAACATGCCTTTCTCTGGACAGTCATCCTCATCAAAGCCAAGATTCAATCGCTCGTTGATTGCCTTTGTAGAGATGCCCATGTCAAAGTACAGCTTCCCTTCATCCGCATTCTCTTTGCGTGCCTCGATCATCGGGATGGTCTGCGACATGTCGTACTCGAAATAGATCCCATCGAAGTGTGGGGCAAGCTGTGTATTCAATGTGCCCTCTAGCATGGTCTTCTCGGGGATCATCGTGTTCTCCCACGTCGCCCTAAGTGCTTGCCGCATGTTCTCATACTTCGCAGGGATTAGCCCCATAGCTTCGGCGTATACACCAAAGCCAACGCACAACTCCTGATTCGTTAGGTTCGATCCGCCCATGAAATCCATCTCTGCTGGTGTAGGTGTAGCAGGGACGAAGCCTTTGCCGTCTTCGATAATCATCAGCTTTCGTGCGTTCGGCGGTCCTTCTTTATGCTCCTTGAGCTGATCTTCAATCCGCTTGTACTGCTTGTCAGTGAGTTCAGCGGTATTGAACGTCCCTGACGGCCAGATACCATTCTTCATCGAGTGATACTGAAAATCGGAAATTGCGTTGCCTGTGTCTACCAGCTTGGCATTCGCCCTCAACACAGGCTGCCCGAATAGGTCACTAGAGGGGTTGTAGTTCTTGAAGTGGACTATCTCTTCCTCTTCAAATGGGACAGGCTCTTCACCGGGCAAGGTGTAGAGATACAAGAGCTCGCCTTTATAGGCCTTGATACTCACACGATCTGATCGAAGAGGGTCAAGCCTAACGCTATCGCCAACTTGGTTGATGTACCAATAGGCATCCCCGGCCATACACAGGAACAGCTCTGCCCGGAACTCCAGTTCGTCCATAGAGATTCTAGGATTAGGGTTGGCGATCATCTTAGCCGCTGGATGCGTATCAGCTACAGGGTCACCACTAGCGATGTCCTTAGCCACTAGAGGCATCGACTTGATGGCATCTCCACGGAACTTTGTAAGCCGATAGACGAGGAAGTGTGACTCATAGCCTTCAAGCACGGCTTTCTTCGTATTCCAGTCAGTCCACTGCTCAACGCCATACTGCATAGTGGGAGTTGTTCGTACTGTCTGTGCACGTGTCTCAGGATTAAGCAAATGAGCAACGGCCACAAGTGGCCCGTCTGTAGCCCAGTCTAGAACCGCATCACGAATGCGCCCCATACTCTCCCCTCAAAAAGATAAACGCCTGTCAGTTCGACAGACGCTAGGACGAGCGGACATTCCGCTTCCCTCTATCTCATTCGATAAGGCATACTACCACATGATGGGGCGGTGATGCAAGTTACACTAGAAGAGACACTTGGAACGGAACACTCAAAGTATCGCCAACTTCTAAGCGCCCCATCCATTTCTTTGAACACACTATGTGCTCATCCACGCTTAAGCCGATTTGCCAGCCTTCATCAGTGCGTTCAATCGTTACAGCATCAATCATAGCTCCAGCGGCTGGACGCGTCTTAATGGCGGTGCGTTCCCGCGCAGGTAGCCGTGGCCCTAGTGATGGAAACTGCGGTGCTATAAATTCGTTCATACTCACCTCGTTTACACAGCGATGTCGGGATGTGGTTAGTCGGAATTCTCTTCATCGGAATTCACATGTTCTCTCAGTCGGTCAGTCGGATGTTGTCTGTTAGCGAATCGGGTATTAAAAGTTCCCCGGTTTTGGCATTGCCGGTTGCCGATATATCCACAATTAGCGTTTGTGTGCTCATCTAAGAGCCGATTCATTGCAACGACTTAGCTGCTAAGCCTACTGTTTAAGGCACAGTGCGAGCCTATCATCCCACGCCCATCGCTATGTCAATGACCAATTTCTGTTGCGCACGGCGAGGTATCTCACTCGCCGCCGCATGTGTTATTCTACGTAAGGATCTTTGAAATCCTCGCCAAGGGAATCGTCAACATCAAGCTCGGTCGTCCAGTTCGCTTGCTGAATAATCGCGTCGATCTTGCGCAGCCGCTTCGCGTGCCAGTCAAACGCATGAGTTACTTGCTGCATAGCAACCTTGGGAACCTTTGCCACCACATCGTCAATGCTTTCCGTCACGTTCTGCCGTTTCGCCTTTACCTCGAACAGACCATCTACATTGATGGGCCTAAGCCGATCCACCTTCTCTTGGAGTTCCTTCCGGAGTAACAGAGCCTCAGCCAACTTGATCTTCATAACGCCTCCCTTAGTCTCTAATTGTACTACACGCGGGGGCTGCAATACAAACCTTCCTGGCGCGTTGCTCATCTCTATACTTCTTCGTCTCGCGGATGTTCTGGATCTCTCCGCTGTTGATATTGCGCACTGCGAGGGTGAGATGATCGGCGCACGTATGCTTCAACTTCATTTCCTCACTGCGCCACCGCTTGACGAACGCGGTCGTCTCTCTGCCTGGTTTCGGTTCTTCTCTGTCGAACGCATCAACCATATCCGCAATGACTAGGATGCTCTCACACTCCATCGGTTACCTCCATCATTCTACAGCCTCCTAAGATTCCCATTCGCGTGTTTTGCCGGATGCGCTGACCCCCGGTTGTGGAATCTTGCCTGGGACTGTGTAATCGTCTATTGGCATAGCAACCACCTCCTCACAGATCAATGAACCCAGTATGCCCGCCCTTCTCCTCGCCTAGCATCAGCTCGGTCGCGGCCCACACCATCGCGTCAATTCTATCATCGTTATCTAGCTCATCAAGCGGCGTTGTCATCTGATCTTCTAGCTCGTGGAATGAACCGTGATGGTAGCCTCGATGCTGCTCGTATAGCGCTGCGATAGGCTCAGCCCTCAACACCTTGCCACGTGTTGCCCTCACTTCCTTGTAGCTCACAGACTCATTCACCTGTCGGATTGTGTTCTCGATCATGTCGCCGCCGTTGTTCACCTCACCGATGATACGGTCAGCGTGCCAATGGAAGTAGGCGCTCACTGCCTTGTTCGCCCATTCCTTCGGCGAGTATTCCCCGCTTATGTCATCAAGGACGTGGAACTGATTTCCTAGCTTGCCTGCAACGATGATACCTGTCTGATCCGATTGCTCTGTGTTCGTCACCGCAGGGTCGATAGCCACAACGATCCTATCATAGTCGAACGCCTCAGTAGAGCGTAGGATGTTATCGTACTTCCACAACGCCCTATCATCGTCATCTTGCCACAGCCCAAGCAGGAACCTATCACGCTTACGCTTCGACAGCCCGTTAAGGATCTTCATAAACTTCGGGTCGATGTTGTCTAGGTTGTCTATCGGGTTCATCAGCAAAGAAGCGTAGCTATCGGGATCTGACAGTGGCGTCCTCTCTACCGGATCCACCTTCTCGATGAACAGCCGGTGAGACCAGTGCTGCTTGTGTGGCGTGTTCTCGTCATAGTAGCAACGGTTGATGACGCCCGACTTCTCAGCCAGCCTAGAGAGCGCGGTCTCTACAGAACCGTATGAAAGCTGGGAACATTCATTAAAAAAAATACTTGAGTATTCCGTCCCAAGGATCTTCTCAGAGCGTTCCTTTTCGTCCAGCCCGCCTATCCATATCTCAGAGCCATTGTCGAATCTCACATAGAAGTCTGAGTCGTTCTTGTAGAATGGCATCGGATCGCCTGCGTCATCCCTGAACGCCAGGTTGAACACGTCCGGCAGCGTGTCAAGCCAGATGGATGTCTTAACGTGGTTGAAGTGTCGACGCAGGATGAGGTGACGTGACGTTGCAGCACATGCCCGGTCGATGAGGTTCATGAGGATGATGAATGTCTTAGCGGATCTCGCACCACCATAGAGGAGAACGTGTGTTGCCTCGCTCTTCATGAGATCAAGGGCTTCGTACTGCTTGTCGGTGATGGTGAAGGGCTTAGGTTGTTCCATCGGCCTCCTGTATTTGGATCTCTGATTCCAGGTTAGCTATGCGTATACCGACTCCATCCTTCATAGCGCATACTGGGCAACCATCCCACTCACGGCGGTCATAGTTATGGCCGCATTCGCCTTGTTTAGTAGCGGCTATCTCTGCTTCCATATCCGCGAGTTCTACTTTTGCTCTCTCTATCACCGCTTTGTCTTCAAGCCCATCATCGCTCAGAACTCCGCTTATCGTATTCTCCAACATCTCGCATGCTCGGATCAGTGACTTAATCGCCTCAGTCTTCATCCTCAACCTCCTCGCTCATCCATATCCGCTGCCACTTGCCCATCTCAGTCACCGGGAACATCTTCATCTCGAAGCTCAGTCCGTCCGGTACTTCATACGGACCACGATGGTGAAGGGCTTAGGTTGGGTCATCGGCCTCTCTCGCCGCGCCCCCTCTAACGATCTTCTGTATGATCTCGCAGTCAGGATCACCCGGGCATCTCTTAGGGGACATGCCGCTGCATCCAATCGTCAAACAGATTGACACTAAATCTGCCTTACTGAGCGTCGTCTCCATCGCGCCTCCACGCTTTCAAATCAAGACACACAACCATATTTAATCGCATGGATACGGCTGTCTGGAAAAGGCTATTTGTCAACGAGACACCCAAACAACACCACTCCGATCCCCGCCATGATACACCAACCAGACATGAGCCGCGCGTTATACCCGGCATGATAAGTCCAGATGATGCTCAACAATCCGCAGCCTGTCACAACTAATCCCGCTGCATATGCCATAACTGCTGTAGCGTCCCTACTCACGAATCATCATCCTCCTGCTCCTCAGGCGCTCTCGCCTTGTCAAAGCTAAACGTCATGCTCGTCTTCTGCGTTACGTCGTGCGTGTCTCGCCAGTCGAAGTTGTTCTTCAATCCGAACTCATGACCGCGTGCAGATCCGACGCCATCGTACATCCGTTCTTCGAGATTATGCTCTACCCTAGCGCGTGCGTGCGTTATCGTCGGACGAAACTCTACGCCATATTCATCTTCCCTAGCAGTGTAATCGATCAACCGTCTACGCGATATACCTATTGCCTCAGCAAGCCCAGACATAGTGTACGGGCATGGTTTCGGCACATCTACGACGCCAATCTTCGTTACCTCTGCAACAATGCGCTCATCGCACTCAACGAAGTATGCGTCAATCGCTACTGACATCTCCTCAACGGATTGAAACTTCCTCGGTCTACCTCCTGCGTGCTTCTCAGTCATCAGCTACCTCCACGGAGAACATCTTCAACATGTCGTCTGTTTCCTTTTCAAGCATACTCACATCGTCCATGTCGTATCCCCACCGAGGTTCGATCATAAGCGGAACGATTCTCTCTCGCTCCTCATTGTAGAACTTCATTCGTATGTCCCATGCAGAACGACCATCATGCGTGATAACATACGTCTCCACGGATATTCCGTTCTCTTTGAATTCGCCGTATAGGACAGCGCCCTTTGGTAGCTCAGTCATCTCCATCATCTCCAAGCAGGGAAAAGGCACGCAACATACTCGTATCTTTCGATCTGTCGCGGATCTTGAACCACCTCAGAAGCAAGCATCCAAACCAGTTGCGCCACAATGGGGTGTAAATTGGTCCGTCCATCATCTCTCTGGGAATGAGATAGCCTCCGTCGCTAGTATGCAGCACGTGGTTCTTTATCGTATCCACGACGGAATAGTCTTTCTCCTCAGTCATCAGTCACCTCGCGCACCACTCGCACCATTCTTGATGAATCTCAGATGGCACATACGGCACGTCTAGCTCTAGCATTCCGAATCCATCTAGCAGGAAATGATTCGTCTCGAACATGATGAGTCCCTTCCCGGCTAACGCGGCTAGCGTCCGCGGGTTGTGTTTCGCCAATCGTCCTGTTGCTATCTGCTCAAAGCACTCACGCTGCTTGCCTCTAAGCCCTCTGAAGCGCTTCATCGTCCCCCCTTCATCACAATCTCATCTAGCGCCCGCCCTGTTAGGCGATAGTGCGTCCCGGTAATCTTCCCGGCAAGCAGGTTGATCTCAACCTTCCCGCTCAGGGACAATAGCATCATAGCACAAAGCCGAAATAATTCCTTCCGACATGTCTCCCCGCTGGCGATCGCATCAAGCACCATCTCCAACTCACCTGCGTCGATGCCATATTCTCTGGCGATTACATCTACTGCCTGCGCTGTATCGATTTCAACTCCCCAATTGAATCCTAAACGTCAAGAAGTGATACCATCGCGGCCACGATCCCGGCAGCCACATAAACTCATCATTCTCTGCCGGATTGCTCCAGTCAGACGTTGTAGCATGGCCCTCAAGCGGCAACACGCCGAACCAATACGCTGGCCACATTGTCCATCCCAACGCTTGACACTGCCTCACATGGTTCATCTCGTGGCGCATCAGATACGCTTCCCTGTCAGTCCCACGCCATCGCTCTTCCATGATGATCGTATTCCCAAGAGCAAAGGCAGAGCCGGGGATAGAATTGGTCTCGTCCCATGCGAAGAATACAGGATCAACGGACACTGTGATCGAATAGGGCGTCACGTCGAATGCGAATACACACTCTACAATCTCTATGGGTGCGAACCATAGAGCGATGAGCAATGATGTGAGTGCAACCGCTGCGTTAATCATCGTGGGCCTCCTCATCGCAACACCTAAAATTCTCATCAATGTCGCCATGAAGACATCTAAGAGCCTTCCACCACAACGAATCGTCCGTCATCCCCATCACTTCATCTCGCGTCATGCCGCCTCCCTACCCTCTCCATTATACACGATCCTGCGTCTAGGATGAAGGTTCAGAATACTATCCACCTCACGAATGCAATCATGCCCCACACGGCCAACACTACCACACCAGCGCAGAGCGTCATGCCTGCCATGCCAACGAGGAACTTAGTCGGTTGCGTCATTTGCCATCCTCCTGATGCCGCCTTCCCTCGCCTTGATGTACCGCTCCAACTCGTCAGGATCACGAGTTCGCAGCACACGGGCGGGATTCCCAACAACGATGCTACGGGGTGGCACATCCTTCGTAACGACAGCACCAGCCCCAACGATTGACCCTTCACCAACAGTCACACCGGGCAACACGATCGCGCCATATCCGATGTAGCAATTGTCCTCAACAGTCACTCGCCGCCCACCATCTGCTGAGATTAGAGGGCCGTGCGAAAGTATCGCCGAATTCGAGCCGATGATGCAGTTGCGCCCGATCACAACTTCTTGCGGGAATATCTGATCAACGTAGCCCCACACCTGGGAGTTCTCGCCTACCGTGCTCCCGCGCCGGCGGGCTTCTTCCGTCTGTTCGCCGGTGATCATCTCTTCCCCCTACTTGGTCGCGTCATCAGAATCCGGGCACAGAACTATAGGCTGCGGCTGTAGGACTACCTTTAC